TCGAAGCCTGCGACGCGAAGCAGAACAGGCCCATGACTGACAAAGTGCTGGTCTGTGATCCGGATGAAGTGAGCTACACCATCCAGATGACCTACTACATTCCGAGCGGCGCGACAGCTTCCGTGGAACAGGTGAAGGCCGATGTAACAAAGGCTGTGAATGAATACGCTGCATGGCAGTCCGGAAAGCTCGGAAGGGATATTGTTCCGGATGAGCTGGTCCGCAGAGTCATCAGCGCGGGCGCGAAGCGCTGCACCATCACGACACCGGTGTACACCGTGCTCAGGGACGGAACGATCCCGGCCAGCTACGATCCGGACACGGATCTTCCGCTGACGGTTCCGCAGATCGCGAAGTGTACCAGCATCACGCTGACATACGGAGGGGTCGAGAATGAGTAAGTACAGCGTACAGGCTTTTATGGACAGCCTGCCGCCAACGATCCTGGAGGACGAACACCTGAGGCAGCTCTCGGAGGTCGCCGCCCGGGTGTTTGTAAAGGTCTACGGGCATCGATGGAAAGCGGCAATCTACAGCCATATTGAGGATCTTGACGAAGCTGTGCTGGACATCCTGGCGAAAGACCTGAAGATCGACTGGTACGATTTCGAGGCCACCATTGCGGTTAAACGCCGGGTGGTTAAGGACAGCTGGTATGTCCATCACAGGATGGGAACCAGATCCGCTGTGGAAAAGGCCATCAGCGACGTATATCCGTACTCTGTGGTTGAGGAATGGTTTGAGTATGGCGGCGATCCTTATCACTTCCGGGTTGTGCTGGATGCTGACCATTCGGAACCGATTCCCGTAGACAGGGCGATGGAACAGATCAGGATCTTTAAGCCGGCGAGATCCGCGCTGGATGACAGTAAGCCGACCATTCGCGTATCTGAAGCGCTGACGGTCATCACGGACCGGTATGAACAGCTTTATCACGTTCTTTCCGCCGGTATGCGGCCCACAAGGGCAGTGCACGGCAACCGGAACGGCAGCGGCATTGTTCTCGAGTCAGATGGACTGAGAACGACATACCGCGTCAGGCCGTGCGGAACACCACTTCATTCACTGATGTAGGGAGGTGAGACAGATGCTTTCCAACGAAGCCCTGAGGGATTTCCGGAACTTCATCAAGCGTCAGATCTACAAAGGGCAGTACCGCGTCGGGTCGACCTGGTATGATGCCAATCTCGTGGAGATTCAGATCACAAATGACGGAACGGTCCGGGTAAAAAGTGAAATCGCGCACGGTGCGCCGTGTACGATTACCGGCGTTCGGCTCATCTCGCAGCTGAATGAAGTCTGGGCGACAAAGACCGTCAATGTAGTCATTGAACGGGCGACAACGAATCTGATGCAATGGTTCGATTTTACAATTACAGAAAGCGAGGTGAGCTAAGCCATGTATCAGTGGACACAATGGGTTGACGAAGTTGACGAGTACGAAGGTATATTTACCGAAACGGATCTCGGCGGCGGTATGATCCGGCACGATCCTGTCACCGGTCAGGTGTACGTGCAGGGCACTCCGCAGGACGCAGCCCACTGGAACAACATGGAAGCCGGCATCATCGATGCGCACGCGGCGGTTCAGCAGCTGGTGAACGCTGTCCGTCAGAACCTGTGGCGCATTGAGGATCTGGAAAAGGCGACCGTGCAGGAGACCGGCGAGGTTACGCTCAACAATTCCCTGGCATTCCCGTTCAATAACAGCCAGGTAACGGTTGCGCTGACCAATGTGAGGGACAATCTGAACTATGTTGTGGAAGTCATCAGCGTGACGCCCACGGGAGGGCCCGCCGGGGAAATCGAGGTTTCAGACCGGCAGGTGAACGGATTCAAGATTGCCTTCACGGGATCTGCTTCCAAGGTAATTGTCAAATACGCAGTGATCGGAGGGTATGACAAATGATTAAGCAGGTAACCAGAGGCGGCCCCGGAAAAGATGAAAACTACCGGGAGTTCATTATCACTGCGGCCGCGGATGTGAGCGATCTGCCGAACAGCCAGAGCGGCACAGAGCTGAAGACCACAGCAGGAAGCATCGCTTATCTGCAGGATCTGAGCAAGAGTTATATGCTCGGCCCGGATGACGTGTGGCGGGAGGTGTAAGCCCGTGGACATGATCACTCTTGCCCAGGCGAAGAAATACGCCCGGGAACTGCTGGATCAGGCCGAGGGAGACGTTGAGGAGCTGAAAAAAGACCTTGAAACCGTGGATCTTGACGGAGACACGGCTGTCGCGCTGATTATTAACGCGCTCCGACAGCACATCTGGCAGAACGAAGCTGAAGCGCCGATCTGTGAGTATGGATCTGTGAACCTTACGAACACCGGCACATTCCCGTTCAACAATTCCCAGCAGACCGTTGCTCTGGTCAAGACCCAGAAGAACACGAAGTACGCGGTAATCCCGGAAGATCCGACAAAGGGAGACGTCGGGGATATCGTGGTCTCTGACAAGCAGGTCAACGGATTCAAAATCGAGTTCACGGGAAGCGCGAAGAGCACAACCGTGAAATATATTGTGATTGGAGGAATCATCGAATGATTATCGTGGAAATGAACGAAGGCCAGAAGATCGAATACGAGATTCAGAACACGGCCACCAAGAAGAAGATCACCTTTGACGATGATCTGACCATCAACCTGGCGAAGCGCGAAGAAGACTGGCCCGTGCACATCGACGTCTGCTTTGACGAAGATCGTGAGCTGGTCATCGGTACCGCCGCCGGCCGCGCCTATGTCGCGCAGATCGACATCCCGGCCCGGCAGTACACCCCCGGCGAGACGGAAGAAGATCCGCCCGTTCCCGTCCCGCTGAACCTGGACAACGTGACGCTCTCCCTGTGGAGCATCGAATAAGGAGGAATTGAGACATGGCTGCTAACTTTGATCTTTCCAACCTGGCACTGAAGGCGATCTGCCCCGCCAATGAGATCCTGTACGATGACAAAGGACTCCCGTCCATCATGGTCAAGATCCCGAAACTAACCTATGCCCAGCTGGGCCTTGGTGCTTCAACCGCTACTTTCCCGGCGTTCATCGTGAACGGCCAGGAAGTGGACGCGATCTACATTTCAAAGTACATGAATATCGTCCAGAACGGCCGTGCCTATTCCCTGCCCGGACAGGATTACGGCAATAATATGACGTTCGACCAGGCGATTTCATATTGTACTGCCAAGGGTGCCGGCTGGCATCTGATGACCGCCATGGAGTGGGGCCTGCTGATCAACTGGTGCGAGAATAACGGATTCATTCCGCTCGGCAACTGCGCGTACGGCAAGTACCACACCGAAACCAACTACAAGGCGATTCCGATGACGAAGGACGGATCCGGAAACATTCTGCATACCGCAGGCGGCACCGGTCCCCTTGAGTGGTTTCATGACAAGACTCCGTCCGGAATCGCGGATCTGTGTGGCAATGGCTTCGAGTGGACAGGCGGCATCCGTACTGTCAAAGGCGAGCTTCAGATCCTGGCGAACAACAATGCTGCGGACGGTTCGAATGCTCAGACCGCTGCAGCTACTACGTGGATGGCCATCAATGCCAGCGATGGCACGCTGATCACTCCGGACGGCAACGGCACGACCACTGGTTCCGTGAAGATGGACTGGGTAAGCAGCAAACTGCAGTACAACACCACCATCACGGATTCCGCGCCTGGTGAGCATTACTGCCAGTTCAAGGACATCAACTGCTCCGCGAACATTGATGATTCCGCGAAGAATCTGCTGATTGCTCTGGGTATGCATCCGAGATCCACTACACTGTACACTACCTATGGACGTTGCTACTTCAACAACAATGAAGCAGAGCGCTCGTTCTTCCGCGGCGGGGCCTACAACTCGTCCAGCGCTTACTCATTCCCGTCCTTCAACGGCTACGACGCCCGTTCGGGCCAGGGCGCGAGCAGGGGCTTCCGCGCCGCTTTCGTCCAGCTGCCAGCTGCGTAACTGGGGACTGATGTCATCGCGGAAGCGATGACATTCCTCCGCGCGAAGCGCGGAAAATTTTTAGCCCAAAATTACGATATCCGTAATTTTCTTCCAGCATGAGGAATAGCCTTCCAAAACCCCTTGAAAAAGCCCACTTCCTACCGATA